CAGAAACATTCATTACATCAAATTTAATTTGACCTTGTACTACAGCTTTAAAATTATTCCACTGTTCACCATTATTTCTAAATCTAGTAAATAATATACGCAGGTTATCTACCACGACTGCCCTTTCATTAGATCCCATTTTCTCACTAAGTAATTCATTAAATTCCTTAATAAATTCCTTATCTTTAGGCTTTAGAACATTACTTTGTTCTGTCAATCTTAAGTTATTATTTAGTACGGACGGATTGGGTTGGTATAGTCTTGTATCTTCGTATCGACCTGTGACAGGATTAAAAATGAGTTGATCTTCTGTTGGAAGACTATTAAGTACTCTTGCCTTGGCAGATTTCTTAGTATGAATAAGACCACCCCTATAATTAGTGAGTGATAATGTACCGTCTAATTCACCTGATTGCAGTAAATAATAATCTTTAAGTGTTTGTATAAGCTTAGTGTTGCCAATTAAATCATCAGGTGTCATGATTGGAAGTTGCATAGCATCAAGTTTAGCTTTAGCATTAGCAAACTTTTTTGTATCATTTGGCAGTGTATATGTGGGATCGGTCATCCGTCTTAATTCTTTAATCCCAATAGAATTACCTTCGGGATTAGTAAACTGATCTAAGGTAAGCTGCCCGCTTTGGAACATACTAACTTTTTTATAATCACCTAAATGCCTTAATTGTACATCTTGTGGCTGACGCTTTAGCCAATCATTGTATGATTCTCTAAGTGGTGTATTACCGTCATAAAAAGCCTTTTGAGCATCAGTTAAGCTCTCAATATTTCTACGTCTTACTTGTGCTACGCTTTCTAAATCTGCTATATCGCTCCATGATTTAAATACAGGAACTGTTGTAGATCTACAATGCCAATGTGCTGGTGGGAGATGTGTTGTATCGCTAATCGGATAAATTTCACCATCTCTATGGGCACATACTGGGGTTGTTCGTGCGTCAAGGACAGCAACATATTGCCATCCTTGTAACGCTTTTTCATTTGCTTTATAAATAGCATGATCAGCCTGAGAGGATACAGCTGTAATGGCTGTTATTACCAGACCTTTCGACTGCATGCGAGTTATATTATGTACATTTCCTGCACGTACTTGTAGAGCTATTTCATCTACGCTTTTTCCGTCAGCTATACCCTTACGTATAACTGCTTCTAATCTAATTTTTTCATTCTTGGCAATACCTGACCATCCCTGTTCCATTGTACCATTTTCGCTTAATGGATTTTTAAGTACAATTTCTTCAGAGATTCTATTTTTAGGTCTTTCAGTACGCCATATTTTACCCATTGCCACTTCAACTTTTTGATAAGCATATGAGAGTTGATCTGAGACAAGTGATGAAAGATCTTTTTGAACAGAATTATTAATTGACTTATAAGTCTTTCTTAACTCTTGATCAACTGCTTCTCTGAATCTTTCAAAACCCCTGCCTGATAGTTCAGCATCTTTAATTAATTTATCTAGTCTAACAACATGACCATCAATTACTAAATCAACTTTACCAGAGACTCTTCTCTCATACAGACGGATCATTGCTGCGCGATCTAGTGTTTTGTCGTATATTTGTGTATTACTATTAATGGTCATTTGGTATTCCTAGATTAAATTATTCCTTCATAGGTTTTGGTTTACTACCTGCAGCAGCCGCTTCTGACTGCATAGCATATTGATCATTATATTTTGTTGCAGCAGGAATGATTAATTCATCAGCGTTTACTTCTTGTAATGCGGCTTCATCATCATATTCAGAATCAAGAATATCATTTGCTTTTAACATCTGTAACCACACGCTTCTTGGTAATAAACCTGATTGATACCATTGAGTAACAAGATTCAACCAATCAGCACCTAAAGGCACTGGATCAAAATCTGCGGATAAATTAAACACAATATCACATGAATCAATTTGCAGGCCATATCTCCAGTTAACCATTAAGCCTATTACTTGCTTTAATGTACTAGAGATTTTTGTACTCAACACACTTAATTGTGCCGTTTGAGCAGCATTACGAATTTCTAATGCAATACCTGATTGTTCATTTTCAGTTGTAAGCATTCTAATGCCAAGTTTAGCCATTTCATCAATAGATGCTTCAATAGCTTTTTGCATATCTTGTAATGCGTCTGTGGGTGTTTTTAAGACATCTGCTTTATCATCTTGGCGTAATCTTATCCAAGACCCTAATCCAGCGTCTACAATTTCATCAAATTGTTCATCAGGCATATCTGACATAATAACAGGTGTATAAGTAGCTGCACCGTATAGTAAATGATTTCGTCTACTAATTTTATTATATAGGCTAATCTCTTTATCTACGATAGGCATTAATAATGGCATAATAGGTTCTATATTACCATTAACAGGCCATGCAGGAATATGCTTTAGCGGTTCCCCGTTATTAAGTATATTGTCAAATGTTTCTATTAATTCAAAATGGCCTGAAGGTAGTAATTGCTGCGCTTTCTCACCAATACCCCCTATTTTAAGAGTTTGATCACCATTATCTTTAGTTGTGCCCATGAACTTGCGGATTTGGTAATTACCTTGTTCGTTTAACTCATGCACCCATACCGTAGGGACTCTCAGAGCATGGAATTCATTAGTAGTATAATCTTCTGAGTAACCTTTAACAATTACATATTTTAAAACTGTTTTACCAAATACATCTACAGTTGTTGCCCAATTAACAATTGTTTCAGCTTTTTGCAAAATAGGATATGGTTTAATCATATCTCTAGTTTCTTTATCTAAGTTCTCAACATCATTAACGGATGGGTGGTCTACAAATACCCATGCACGGGATGTATTGATCTCTTCCCACAATAGTTCATCAAGAAATGCCACTAGTGTAGAGTCATCACGTCCGATATTGTTGATAAGCCAATCTTTAGCTTCTTCAGGAACTTCATCTGGTAATGTCAATATAGGAGCTTTTCTTAATAAACCCCCAACAAGCATCTTAGCAAATTGTGCAGTAATGCCTGGTAATTCAGCTTCTGACTTATAAAAGTCATATTGAGCTTGGCTCATTGTTGTAGAGAAGGGTATCAGCAAATTGCTAAATCTAATTAGATCAATATACTGATCCAACTCTTTTACAGTACGTTCCCCATTGCATACAGCACGTGCCTTATTCCACGAAGGTTTAAGATACTCATACGCTTGACAAGGATCCGCAACTGTCTTAGTAGGGCCGTATGTCATACTAAGCCTCTAATAGTCTATTAAATTCAACAATAGTGCCTTCAAAATATTCATTTGTCACGCTATTCAAAGCTGTGATTTCTTCTTCAACTTCAGTAGGTGTAATATTCCAGTTAGATGTAATTTTATTTACAAATTCTTTTGGTTGTATTTTAGCCATAACTTTAGGTGCTACGGTTAATGTTTCTTGCTGATCTGCCATTTTATTTTCCTAAAAATTTAGTTGATTCACGTTTACGTCTATTGGTTAAGCCTGGAACGACTTTACCTTCATCTTTATTCCATCTAAGGAATTGAGCAGCCACTTGATCTTTAGGCGCCCCTGCATTAAGTAATTTCAATAATGTAGAACCTTTAAAAGCGGCTACACCTACATTATATGTAAATTCTACTAATGCATCAAATTCGTTTTGTGTTAACGGTACAGTTACGTTTTTATCAACTGCACTTGTGTATTGCTTAAGGGTAACTTTGAAGATTTGTAACGCTCGCTCCTTAGTAATGGGAGCGTCCTTTAATGTGACTCTAGTACCATTCTCATAGAAAGTACTACCAAAGCCAATAGTAGGGACGCCCTCACCATCTGGATACGGTTGCGATCTAAACCCTTCAGAACCTTTTAAGTCTTCTGCGCCTTTATCGCTAAGTTCCATAATTATACCGCTGCAACAATAACGCCAATAGCAATTTCTTTTGCTACCTCTTGTACATCAGGATTAGTCACAACTTTTTCTGCAACATCTGCTGCTTCGTGTACAGTGTGGTTAATAGCTTTTCCTGCATCTTTAAATGCTTTATCTAAAGTATTCTTCATGATACAGCATCCGCGATAGTGTCGATTGTTACATCAACAACTGTTTCTACGATATCGTGAGGTGCTAAAGGTACAGCTACCTCTACTACTGTTTCTACTGCATCTTTTAAATCGTCTAAAAATGACATATTATACTCCAGGTTTTTGTTAGGTAGAAACCGCCCAACTCGGTTCGTGAGAGAAGACCCCCCTCAATTCTGTGCAATATAACTGCGTTATTATTTATTCAAAATCGGTTACTAATTTCCATGAAGTAGTTTCTTCATCCCAGTAATAATATTTACCATCCTGTGGATAAGGTACAGGAGGTTCCCACAGCATATTGATTACGTCACCTACCCAAGATGGAAAAGGTTTACGCGCTAAATGCTCTGCTTCTTTATCAGCGTTAAATTCTTCTTCAGTTAGAACACTAACAACACCTACTACTGCAGTATCCGCATCATCGTCACAAACACCATAGTATAGCGGCATTTCAGCATAGCTGCCATCAGCATTTAAGTCTATCGGGTAAATTGATTCATTAGTAAAATTATACTGAAAACCTTTTACAGCAGGCAGGGTTGGCCCTGTTCTCATCGGCTCTTGTGTACAAAGGATCTTAGTGTTTGCGTCTATATTCGTTAATTTTATATACATTTTACTTTCCTATACTGCAAGCATTTTGCGAATTGCCCTGAAAGGATACGTACCAGACTTGGGATTAGAGCCTACGGCTCCACCAAACCCCGCCATAAGTTGTTGATAAGCGTTAATTGTGCTTGCTTCTGTAGAAGTCCAGTTTTGAGTGGTAGTGAACGCTTCACTACCACCTGTTTGGAAATTAATAGCGGTTGTTTGCGTAGGGTTCGAGGCTGTATGGTTAGTATTAATGGGCTCTGGGGCTACAGCATTAGCATTTGCACCGTAAGAGGTATTATTTGTAAATATATAAGGCTTTAAATAATAGAATAAAACTTCATACTCATTTCTGGAAGGAAGGTACCAATCCGTATATCCACCAATATTTAACCCTTTACAAAAAGCTGCTGCAGTCCCTCCTGGGACATTCGCCACCATAGCATTAGTATTGGCTTGACCGTCTACTACAGACGTCCCGATTAGCGCAGTAGTGTTTCCCCATGGTAGAGATGCAGCGCCAGACGCTTTAGGCGAAACAATTAAATTGTATACTACGCCAGATAAATTTATCTGACCAGCAAAGAACCCGCCACCGTAGGGTTGCCCGATTGCAGGAAGTGCCCGTCCAAATCTAGCTGCATAATTTGTAAAATTATTTAATATTTCTGTAGCTGTTAATGCCCTATCCCAAACCTGAACCATACTGATATAGCCTTGATAATATTCACCAGCGATATTATCGCCCCCAATATTAAAGTTCATGGTACCTGTTGCAAATGATGGATTATCGCCGTCTCTGAGTCCAACATTTACTCCATTATGATACCATTTCATATTGGTACCACCGGACGTTCCACTCCCGTCCCACACTGCAGTTAAATTTACCCAAGCAGTTGTCGAGACTTGATTAAAAACTTCAGCTGGATAGTATTCGAATTTTTGAGTGGTCATTTTAGCGAACTTCAATTCATTGCCACCCCTATTACCTAGTATAACATCGCTGTCAACATTACGATTAGCTTTTACCCAGCAATTCCACGTAAATTGAGTAGAATTAGATTGTATTGGAGTGCCATAAGGTGAGAAACTTACTCTATTTGATGTTCCGTTGAATCCAAATGTAATTGCATTTAATACGGTAGTAAGCGAGAGGCCTCCTACTAAAGTGCCATGATTTCTATTTCCACTTAAATCATACCATACTGAACCGGTGCCGGGGTAACTAGACGGAACTGCGGAATCCAACCATAGCTTGAGATTCTTATCTGCAACATATTGCCCACCCACTAATAATTGTGTTTGCATTAGGTTAATCCCGCGCCCGATATAATCCACGTTGTAGAAGTTAATTTCATGGCTGTTGCCATACCATATTGCGCTAAAGTTCTCGAGCCGGTCTGCCCTGTCGCAGCGTGGTACAGAGTATCAGTAGTGATAGCAATAGTTACTAAACTGGGACTCATATTAACAAAAGTTAATGTAGTTCCAATAGCATAAGCTACCGAAGTATTGGCAGGGATAGTATATATTCTGGCAGTTGTATCTGTAACCGGATGGAAAATATGATAGCCAGAATCACTAGCTACCGTAGTATACGCATTTGATTGAATATTTTGAGGGATATTGAGGTATCCTGCTCCAAATGCCATTACAGCCCCAACATTTCCTGGTGCCGATAACTGACAGGCTTGAAAATAAGAAGTTGCTGCAGAAGCCGAAATATTTAAGGCTGTTCCGGAATATCCATATATTTCCAAATAATCCGTAGAACCATTCAAATATACTATAGCAGATACTATAGTATTATAAGAAGTTCCTCCTACATCTGTTCCGTTTTTAATAGAAGATCCATTTTTTCGTATCTGAATATAACCTTCAGATGAGGCGCCTGCGAATGCAACTGCTGCATTTACTTGATAGTATCCTGCCACTAATGGTAGGAATTGACTAGTAGCTGAGTTGTAATATGAGTTAATATTAACTTCGGTTGCTTGAAATAATATCTTAGTATAAGAAGATGCCAGTATACTCTGAGTGACATTAGGATACGCCGAAAAGACTACTGGCGTCGATACTAAAGTTATGTTTCCGGTGTCAGCTGATAACGTATTAGTCACATGATTGAGATTGATTGCCATACTACACCCCTACGGCACCCGCCATGTCAGGTTGTTGAATAACCCAGTTATAAGATTTCTCAAGAAATGCTGTACCATTTTGTGCTTCAATTTCTGTTAATGGTACATGATAACGTCTAAAATCAACATCACGAGTATCTTCATTAAGTGGACGTGAAGCATATCCTACAACATCTAACATAACTGAGAATGTCGCACCACGTTGACGGCCAATGGATGCTGTAACAACACGGAAGTAAGCACCTGAAAAAGGAACTCCGTAATTGCTTGTTTGTAAATCTATTTGAATTGCCATTTTGTTTCCTTATGCGTAAGTTACTTCCACTGAGTCTAAGTTACATACCCAGCGAATATTTGTTGTCAGTTTTGCACCACTGGTTATTGCTAACCCTTTATTGGTATTATCTGCTGTATATGTCGGTTCTGTTGTAAGGCCTATGGTGTCGATTAATTTTTCTACTGAAACTGTGGAAATACTTACAGTACCTGCATTATTTACAATTGCGCCTTTAATCATGTAACTTGCCATATTAGCTGATGCAGATTGCTTGGCTATTAGAGTGCCAAAGAATGTCATAGCTTGGTTGGTTGCTACAATGAGTTGGTTAGTTGTAGTTGCTGTTGCGCCATCAGAGGTTAATGCTACGGCTGTTGTAGTTGTGGTTGCTGCGCGAAGCACCATTAATCCATATTGAGCATCTCCAGCGTTAGCTATAGACCCCGAAGCAAAACTATATTTACCAATTTGCGCTGCTATTGCATAACGTCCTAAAGCAACCGAGTATTGCCCAGAAGCAAGATTACTTCCGCCACCAATTGCACACGCATAATCTCCAGTAGCTTGATTAATATATCCCATTGCTATGGAAGCACCCCCAGATGCAATTGAATATCCTCCCATTGCAACCGCATTAAACGCGCCAGAAGATTTACATTGAGTTCCTAACGCTATATTTCCTGAATTATTCGCCCCATAACTACTTGTATTATTTCCAATTGCCGCAGCAAAACTGTCTGTGCCACTAGCATACGAACCGCCCAGTGCCATTGCGCCTGCGCCTGATACTGCTTGTGAGCCTTGACTAGCTGAGTTTGAACCTATAGCAACTGACCTAGTTGATGATGCTGTTGTATTCGGTCCAATCGCCAACGATACTACTCCACTTGCAGTTGAACTTACGCCAAGCGCAAGTGATGTATCTCCACTTGCTGTTGCTGAATATCCAATTGCATATGCATCAGAGTTATTAGCTGTCGAACTGTGCCCAAATGAAAACGAACGAGTTCCAGTTGCCCTAGCTGTCTTTCCAATAGCAACACTATTAGCCCCAGTCGCTCCATAACTACTCGTACTACTCCCATCAGCAGCAGCAAAACTATCTGCACCAGAAGCATAAGAACCACCTAGTGCCATCGAGCCTGCGCCTGATATAGCACTCGACCCAATACCGGCAGAATTTGCGCCAATTGCAACTCCCCTAACTGCTGAAGCTGTTGTTTGATAGCCTATTGCTGTAGCTCCATCACCACTAGCTACCGGTCTATCTCCATTCTTATCGTAGTTTTCAGTATAGCCGCGCATAGTCTTTTTATAAGAAATTTGCCAATTTGTACCGTCACATACTATGTCTGTACCTTCACCAATTCTTAAAACAAGAACCGACTTTGCATCAATCGTTTCATTTAAATTTGGGTCAATTGTGATTGCGTCTGTTGATGTATTAGATGTATTCCAAATAGTACAAGTAAACCCTGCCCCTAAAGTAGCAGCGGCTGTTAAGCTGACGGTGAATGTACCGCTAGTGCAGTTGATGATTTTACCTAAGTCGCCCGATACTACCGTGTATGCAGCTGTTTTATTTGAGATGACTTTTGTGGCACTACTGCCACCGACAGCTGTTCCGTTTAATAATAATGAAGTCCCATCGCTTTTTAAGGTTACTGATGAGCCACTTCCTGAATTGTCTATATTTATTGCGCCCATTTATTTTCCTTATGCATAAGTTACTTCAGATGTATTAACAGTCGCAACCCATCTGATATTTGTAGCAGCTGCGCCAGTTGCGGTTATTGCCAAACCTCCGTTTGTTGTATCAGCTGTCAATGCAATTGCCCAAGCTGTAGCTCCGGAAGATTTGCTTAGTACATTTATATTATATGTTCCAAGCGCTGTGGCGGCAGCATTTACACCTCTGCGAATACCACCTTTAATTTCCCATATAGCAAAATCTGTACCACCTGCTGCTTGTTGCATTGCAGTTATTGTACCTGTGAAGCCATATACTGAGTTATTTGGTAGTATTACTTGATTGGTTGCACTTACAGCATCATTTCCAGCAGAAGTTCCAACGCTCAAAACAGTAGGTGTTGCATTTGTTGTAGTTTGTGATAAAACTATAACACCCCATTTTAAATTACCAGCAGGTACCCCACTGCCAGCGGATGAACAGCTAGTAAGTGTCAATTTACCAGCTACAGTATTATTTGTATTGTAAACACCTAATGCAATTGCACCATTAGCAGTTGATGCTAATGTGCTTCCAGCGCCAAGTGCTAGAGCACCAATGCCTGCAGATGTTGTAGCATCTCCAATAGCAATAGCATATGGATATGTAGCTTGCGCACCTCCCAGGTATCCGCCACCTATTGCAACAGTACCTGCCCACGTAGCTAGCGCTGATGCCCCAATCGCTACAGATTTACTTGCAGCCGCATTAGCATTTAAGCCAATAGCAATTGCATTACTATTTGTAGCACCGTATGAACTTGTGTTATTGCCAATACCCGCTGCGAAACTATCTGTACCGGAAGCGTAAGAACCACCTAACGCCATCGCCCCTGCGCCTGTTACAGCTCTTGACCCAGCTCCACCAGAATTATCCCCAATAGCTGCCGAATAGTTTGAGCTTGCTGAAGTATCTAAACCGATAGCCGTAGAACCTGTACCACTGGATATTGCAGGGTTTCCAGATAAATTTGAGCCTATAGCGATTGAGAAATTTCCAGACGCTGTAGAGCCGCTATTTGATGCTGTCCCTATAGCAATAGCACTTCGCCCAGACGCTACAGGGCGTAAATCGGTACTTACAATATTCTCAGCATACCCGCGCATTGTCTTTTTATAAGACGTTTGCCAGTTTGTACCATTACAAACAATATCAAGACCTTCGCCACGTCTTAAAATAAGCGTAGCAACACCATCAATCGTTTCAGCGGCATTTGGGTCAATCGTAATAGCATCTGCAACAGTTGCAGACGTATTCCAAATAGTACAAGTAAATCCAGAACCAAGTGTTGCAGCGGCTGTTAAGCTGACAGTGAATATACCGCTAGTGCAGTTAATAATTTTACCTAAATCTGCAGCTGTTACGGTATATGCTACTGCTGTATTGACAATAGTTAAAGCCGCACTACCTACAGTAATATCTCCAGAGCCTAATATGCTGTTTCCGCCAACGGTTTTAATATTTGTACCAGAAACTAATGCTGCTTGCTTGCTATCTACAGCGTCAACCAAGTTCTGCAGGTTTGTATCCATTTCAGTAATAGTTAAAGCAGAACCTTTTATGGCCCGCTTAGTAATAGCAGTAGCCATGTCCTACTCCTTAAGTGATTTGGAGTTTCCAATTTAATGTTAAGGTATCTGCGGCTGCTTTATCAATTACGTTAGTAAACACCGTACGAGCAACCAAAGTGCCTGCTGAAGATGCATTAAATAATCCAGCTTCTTTAATAGCAGCGCTAGTGGCCGCGCCTGGAGCCCATGTGGTACTGAATTGAATAGTATCGTTAAGTGCAGTTGTTGTTAATACACTAGAAGTTGCAGCAGCACGTGAACTGGGTAACGCAAGAGCTAATGCTAAATCACCAGGATCAACAGCTGTCGCACCTGTACCTAATTCAATATGACTAGGTGAATTAACTGTAGGTGTTGCTTGAATGCGATTAACAATCATAGCCTTGCCTAATCTTACAATAGTGTTACTAACTTGTTGGTCAATAATATTGCCATTCGTATCTGTTAGAATTGCTTCTACAGTACCTTTTAGTTGAAAGTTTTCGTTCATGTTGGGTATGCTCCGAAGTAAAGAGGGTCTATATAAGTAGAATCCAAGTAGTCTTGGAATTGGTATTGAGTTGTAGAATCTGAAATTGATAAAGAATCAGATAGTGGTTTTGTGTAATCAGCAGAAATTGTATCAGATATTATTACAGATTCCGATAAAGGTTTATTTAATATAAAACCTATAGGGTCACTAAATGATAGATTATCTAGAATAATAGTATTTCTAATTAAGCTAACTGAATCCAATAATGCAATTGGTGATATAATATTTTTTGTCAGTATTAATGAGATAGTATCCATTAAGGATAGCACTTCATTATCTACGGGAGCACCTTTGAGTCTAAGATAATCGGCTGCATCAATAGCACTAAATGTGTCAATAAGTTCTTTAGTAAAATCTATACCAATAATATCAGAGATGCTAATACCCTCTAATGTTAAATCAGATTCAGCATCGCTAGTTGCATCAATAAATTGGAAAATATCGAAGACTTCTTTGGTAAATAATATTTCTGAATAGTCTTGACTGCCGAAAGTTTCAATGAGTGAGTTATCTCTACCTATTTCAATCGAATCTAAAGGCGTTAAATACTCTTGAAGTGGAATATCTCTCTCTATTACGATTGTCTCATTTATATTAAAATTTTCTTGGAGTTCTACGGAACGCTCTTTAACTAATATATCAGTCACGCTAAATATGTCGAATATTTCTTTATTTACAGAGACGTTTATAATGTCCTGTAAATTTAAAGCATCTAATATTGGTCTTGATAGATTTAATTCTATTAAATCACTTGAAGTGAGAAAATCATTTAAAATTTTAACGCGTTCTATAGCAACAACATCTGATGCTCCAAATAGTTCACTATCCACTTCAGTCTCTTCATCAGAAAAGAAATCTATTAGCGTAAATGTTTCCAAGATATTTTTGGTTAAATTTAATGATATATTGTCGCCACAAGAAATATAACTAAGCAGTTCTTTAGTTTGTAATAATGAGACAATATCTATAGCAGAATAAACATCGACTAGAGCTCTATCCATTACTTTAATAATTGTTATAATTTCTGATATAGTAATATTTTCCAATAAATCTTTAGCTCTAATTAAACTAATATTATCGCCAAAAATAGAAATATCTATAAATGATTTTGTTACAGCCAATGCAATTTTATCATCAAGCGTTACAGTTTCTGACAGTTCTCGCGAACGAGCAAGCGTAATGTTATCTGAAAATAGATATAAATCACGTATTTTATTTAAATACCCTCCAAACCTAACAGGCTCATTTGTGTCATAAGCTATATTAATAAGGTTTTGTTTTGGTGCTACAAACTTATTAACTGTTGTAGTTGCAACAATAGGAGCTTTTGTATCTAAACTGACAACTATTTTCATGGAACAACATCAGTAGGACTAAATAATATCTCTACCATGCCTCTAATAGGTTTCCAAGTTCGTCTATATCCAGAAGGGTTTGCTGGTTCTGTAACACTAAGTTCAAAGAAACCATATACAGAATATCCTACTTTAGGCTGTATAGCCCATGTCGAGCCTAAGTCACTAGGGAATCTAATATAAATATCATTAATATTAATTTCCACAAAATCATTTGAAGTCGCGGCATCTGTGGTATTGATGACTACGCATTTATAATATTTAGAGTTATATAAAACTATATCACCATATGAATATGTATTACTTGGAATATATACAGTTGGTGTATTTGGCTTAACGACAGAGAGAGGTGTCTGTATACCACTAGTTTTTATATCGAGAGGTTTAGTTTCTTGTTCAACTTCATTAGCAGCCTCAATAACTACTGCTTCAAAAGTATAGGCAAGAGAAGCATCTGTTATAAAACTTAATGTAATAGGGAATTCTAATTGCTCTCCCTTTACAAATGACCATAATACATTACCACCGTCATTGATAAGGTCATCTTCAATAACTGTTAATTTAGACCTTGACATTTCTTAACTCCGACCTATCTGCCTTGTTATCTAACTTACTAAGCACTTGATCCAGTTTCCTCCCCAGAGACTCGCCTAGATCTTTCAAGTCTTGTTTCTTTGCATAATGGTCTGCCATTTGCAATTCTAGGTCTTCTAGTTTGTCTAGCTTTTTAGATATTTCAGTAAGCTGTAGTTGCATATCACTGCGCTTAACGTAGTCATTTGCGATTAATAATTTTAAAGCATTAACTTCCTTCTCAGAGTCTGCTAGGCTCGTTTGTATTCCATTTAATTTTGCTACACCTAAGGTAGCAATGAAACTAACAATACCTAAGACTATGTTTACCCAGTCTTGTGTATCCATTTTCAATCCTTTAGAAATTAAACCCACGAGAAACCCGTTTCCCGCCCGTTTGTATAGGATAGAGGTATTCTGTTGCATATCTAATACCATCAGAAAAATGCTCTATATTTTCGGACTTATCAATTGTCGCGATATCTAAGTTACGGTCTGTCCATTTCGTTCTTTCTAAGGATAAAATAGTACCGGAACATCTAGGATGTACATACAGGTCTATTTTACCTGAAGCTGTTAATAGTTTACGGTTTACAGCGGCTACACTATCAATAATAGGTGGTGCAGCCCTGTGTGCTCTACATATAATGCCATATGTCTCTAGTATACTAAAGTCAGTACGGCCTACTGGAGCTGAAGTCTTTCTAGCACGACCAGAAGGGTCTGGATATGCATATATCTTATGGCCTTTATATTTTTCTTTAATAGCAATAGCCAGTGATTCTGTATCAGGATGCCCTTGGAACTCATCAATAAATTGCATTTGATGCCCTCTAAGTGTGAAGACGCTAGAACACTGACGCATGACGTTAAAGTCAATACATATATGAACATCTTCACCTTCCATAAGGTCTTCTAATGTAGCATCAACATGTTTCTTACGATCAAAACAGTAGAATACACTGTTACCTGATTCAGCAAATTGTGCTAAGTATTCTGATGCCCATGTTACTGGGTCAATCTTATCTTTAATCTTTTCTATTTCTTGTTGATCTAAGAATGGCGATTGTAAATAATCATATTGATAAAATCCCCAATCAGAGTCTGATTCATGATATGTAGATAACGTATGAAAGAAATTATATCCTTTGGGTGTACTAATAACCAATGAACGTCCAGGACTTCTAGCGCCATAACTTAATGCTCTTTTGTTAGACCATCTAGTGGCAATAGTAGGCTGTATTACAGACATCCATGCATCTTCAGCACCAAGACCTTTGGTACATGATGATATCTCATCCCATACGACAAAATAAGAACCCTTGCCACGCATACGCTCTACTGATTCATATGATAATAATCTTAATTCAACATTATTAGCGAACCAAAATCGCCCTAAGTCACGGGACATTTTGATAGAATAGTCTTCCATTCCCAAGTCGTATGCTATTAAAGGAAAATAAATATCCTTTACTTGATCATAAGTAGGAGCAATGATGTACACTGTCTTATTAGGCACCTTAGCTGCTAGCTCGAGTAATTCAAATACAGCTGTAACTGCACACACAGCAGCCATATATGATTTACCCCAACCCCTAGCGCAACACACTACGGCATATCTTAATTTCTGCTCTACAAATAAATGTTTATATATTTCAGATTGTGCTGGATGAAGGTTAATCATATAATACTAAGTCAATGAGATCGTTTAAAACGCATATACCTAAATACACCAATACAACAACAACCCATGTTGATGTTTCTAAAAAAGCATATGATGCAAACATAATTAAATTAGTAAACATTATAATGTAATCCAAATCAATGATAATATCGCTACTGCTGCTTGACATAATAGGGCCTTAATTGCTAGTGTTTCGTTTTTAGGTATAAGAATAGTTATTAGTATTGTAAATACTACTTGCATAGCCACAAATAATAACTGGTGATATTCATTCATAATAGAGTCCTGTTAAAGTATTACATAATAATATAAATAATAATACATCAATAATTATTTCGGGAACTTTCTTTTTAACTATAGCTACAATCATTATTAATGCTAGCATGAAATAAGCACATATATTAATCGTAGTCAGTATCGTCATCATCATCACTATATTCCCCTATAATGTGTGTATCACCTTCTTTAGTTAAATTAATAACTAATGGGGATCTCATTTTATCTTCTATAATATTAGTCTCTGGAACACGTCCATATTTATAACGCAACAGTTTATCTGACACAGCTGTCATCTTATCTATTAGGTTCATATGTGTCTGTTCATTATACCATTTAGTCTTACCTGTAGATGTTAACGGTACTATTTTATTATCACGCCAGTCATTATAATATTGTAATTGTTCTTCTAAGAATCTATACTGGTGCACTAGTGCTTCAATAGGATCAAACCCTAAATCTTTAAGCTTAGCTACACTCAAACGTCCACCAGCAGTTAAATTACTCAGACGTTGTATCTTGACACCATCTTCTCTCTTCAGTGGCTTTGTCTGTGTGTCCATAGTTTACTCACATTTCAGTTTGCATTCAATGAGTTACGTCTCCGTAGCCCTCTATTTTAAAAATTAACAATTATTTATTATTAATCTTAGGGTTAATTTAACGGGGTTTTCTATATGTCTCAGCGCTTTGCCCTTTAGGAAAAAGTCAGGGATCCCCTAAGGGATATATTTATTAGATTAATTATTATTGATTAATAACTAAGGATTAACAACTAATGGATTATAATTCAGGGGGAGCGGCTTTAGGGTTAATTTAACGGGGTTAAGTCTATACGACAATATAGAAAGTTGATCGTGAAGATCGACAATATGAACCATCACTCATATACCAATTAAATTCTGTTTCTAATGGTTGTATTGTAGTGGTATCTTGTCCTGTTATTACTACTGTTGGTGATTTATATGCTACCTGTAATGTTCTACCAATAGTATCTGTTATTGTGGAGCCTAATATTATATCGTTCATAAGAAAAAAAAAAAATAAGGGGCCTCCTACCACCCCGAAGGGCAGTAGGAGGGAAAAGGTTAATCACGCAAGTGTAAAATTTTTACTAGAAATGAAACTGGAAATGCTAAAATTTGCCAAATTACTTTACCTATAAATCGACATAAAACTGTAAGATCATCAGGCGCATGTAAATGACAAGGCTCAATTGTTTTATTAATCATGATTTCCCCGCATTTGCCACATGAATAATATGAATCATCCATCAGAATACCTCTTTAACTACATCATGACTTGTTTCTTCGTGCATATAATATCTACCATTCTCATAAAACCAAGAACCATTACACGCTTGACCAAGTCTAGCTGCCCAATAATTACCATAACCATCATGGTGTTTAACAATATACCGATCACCGTCTGCGTTACTATATATGTGATCAATTTCTAGTTTCATAGGCATCACTAGAGACTCATTAACAGATGTACATACACCATTCCCAAAATACCAATCAAGATCTTCATTGAATAAATCAACACCCACAAATTTATCATCTTTTTCATATATTATATAAACACGATGATTGTCCCCATTTCTATACTCTTTGCCAACTTCTATCATCATCTTACTCCCATTGCAATTTCAATTTTAGCTAGATCTTCTTCATTTAACAAATAGCTTGACCAAGCATCAAGTTCATCATATGAAATCTTTACAGAGAAATTCTTTCCAGATTTTGAAATACATACTTCTGAGATTCTATCAAGGTTAATC